TCCTGAACATACTACGTTAACACCCTGTAACCTGCCTCTTCCTGCAAAAACAACATCTGCTGCACCTGCAGCATGTCCTATTGAGACATTTGCTGCTGGTTGTGCCGATGCTGCTGCTGCCGTGACAGTCCTAAAGTATTTAGTTCCAGATGTTGTAGTAGCTGAACCTGGTAACGTAATTACCTCTGTTTGTGCATCACCATTTACATCAGTACCAGTAATAGTAACAGTTTTGCCGTTATCTCCAGTACCTGCTGTAGTGCAAGTTATTATTCTCGCTGCTGTAAATGTAGCTACACCACCAGAAGTGTCTGTTCCACCGATTGTAAAATCAGTATCTGCTCGTTCTGCTGCGGAAACGGAGACGTTATCTGCAGCGTTTGCATCTGCGGTAATAAATACCGCAGAAATGTCTGAACCAGTTAGTCTACTCGCCATCGTCTTCTCCTATCTTTCAATCATTGCATTAATGTAATCGATAGTCATAGTTTTGGCTGCTGCTGCACCGTTTTGAATACCAAAAGATATAGTTAATTCTTCGTCATCTGGTAAGTTAGTGTTAGCAATAGGTACAGGTTTTGCGTTGTTTACTGAGTAATATACTTTTGATGTGTCAGTATCTATAAACCAAGCTACAGTAACAAATGTGTCATCTTCCATTGTATGTATCGCTGCAGTTGTAGTATCTGATCCATCTTTTTCTATATGAAAATCAAGATTAGTATCGCCATCATCTTTCATAAAGTATACGCCATCACTTACAGCCAATGGTGTTGTATCAGTTATTTGTAAACCCATAACAAAGTCAGATTCTGTAGCGTCTGATACTTTGAATCTCGCAGAAAAGTATGCTCTTTTGCTTGAACTGAGTTTAAAACTTTCGCCTTTTAATTGTAGAAAGTCCAAATCATTATCACCTGCTGCATTTGTAAGAAGTAATTGACCACCTGCGCCAGAAGTAAGTGCCTCTGTTGCTGATCCTGTACCTGCTTCTGTAGTTGTGATTGTGAAATCACCAGATGCGTAAGTCATAAAGTCATTGAAGTAACCGTAGTATGTTTGATCCGATGGATACGGTTGAAACATCGGTAGGTTTTTTTTATGTTCACTTGCGACAGTATTACCTGCCCAAAGTATTTGGTTTTGAAAATGTGGATTAGCCATTATGAACTCCTTTATTTTGTATTAATGGAAACCGAAACGGCCCTCATTAAGCTAATTAAACACAATATCATCTTACTCTGTATGAAAATAAAAATAAACCTTTTAAAAGACATTAAAAAAGGGAGCATATAGCTCCCTTAGTCAGTAGTTGAGTGATAAACCCTACTGTTGGTTCGATTAAGCTCCTTGAGAACCGTAAACTGCTCTAAAGTTAGAGTACCCGAAAGAGTATCTTTCTCTAGCTTTGTAGCGCATGTTACCTGTATCAAAGTCACCTTCCAACGCTGTTGACATTGGTGATCTTTCAAAATGCTTGAAGCCATCAGGACAATCAGTCTTGATGAAGAAAGCATCTGTATCAGTTAAGTAGTGATTTACTACATAACCGTCAGGAATCATACCTGTGTTTCTTATTGCGTTTACGTCGTTGTCTGAAGTTCCTACTCTCCCTGGAGATTGTAAGAGTCTGTCAGCGACAAATTGCAGTTGAGGTGGAACGATTAGTTTCATTCCTCTTAAAGCAATATTGAGTCCACGATCATCTGTAAATGTACTAATGTTAATTAGTGCATCTTCAAGTGATGTTTCATTCAAGTCAGCCATAGTAGTTGCGCGGTTAGCAAGTGAACCACCACCACTTAAAGGGTGATCAGTTGCAATCAATACTTTTCCGTCACCACCTGCTGTAGAGAACGCATTGTTCAATACTGCCGCTGCTTTGATTTGCTTAGTGTTAGCCATAGAACGCGCAAGAGCTTTAGTGTATCTAGCTCCTAAACGGTCATATAGATTATCCTCTACTGCCTCTTCTGTTAGAGCAAAAGCAAGTGCTACAGTTTCGTGTGTGTAACGTGAAGTGTAGCCTTCAGAAGCGTTATCAAATCTAACGCCTGATCCTTCAGCTTTTACCTCTGCATTACCGAAACCTGATATCAATACTTCTTCTTCAAACGCTCTGTCTGATGATTCAGTATCAAATATCTCAGCATGTTCTGCTTCGTATCTGGCATATTCCAACCCAAACAGGGCGTTTAAACCAGGCTCTAGTTCTTTTGCTAATTGTGAACGATTAATAGCCATTATTTATACTCCTGTTACCGTGGTGTAGAAATGCTCATTGATGTATACGATTGCATTTACGTTAGCTGAACCTGTAGTGCTGTTGTCTGGATCAGTTGAGAATCCTACGATTCTAAACTGAGCAGTAGTAGCTGCTGTAGTGGAACTAATTTCAGCAGCAGACATACCAGTTTTAGTTGAACCAGCCGTGTAAGCCAACTCTACGTTGTTACCTACAGCAGTCTGAGCCAAAGAACCAGTACATTGTACTTCAAACAGAGTATCAGGGTCATCTTCAACAAATGCTACAATATCAGAAGATACAGTTGCAGTTGGATAGTAAGATGAGAAAACTACCTCACCAGAACTATTTGTGAACTTGCATCCTCTGAATATTCCCAACAAAGTTGTTGCAGCACCAGCTACTAAAACAGTACCTGTGTTCAACATCTTTACTGGATCGCCCGAAAAGATATTTCCAGTCGCGCCAGAAGCAATTTCATATTCGGTAGTGCCATTATTATGTGGCGCACCGCCTTTTTTGCCTACTGAACGAAACCCGAAAGGTGCATCTTTATTTGCCATAATGAATATCCTTTATTCAGTTTTATAAGATATGGTGATATACGTTAATTACGATTACCACCGCCAAAAGTTACGCTTGATTTTCTCTCTGGTTTTAAAATCGGAGAGCTTGGGTCAGATTCTTTCATTAAATCATTGTCAACCGCTTCTTGTTGCGTTTGAGCGCGTCCTTGAAAGTAGGCATTTCTTTCGTTTCGCGTTTCTAATGGAATCTTTGCCAGTAACAAACCTCCCACGGATACAACACCTGCATGCTTTCCATCGTCAAGCGTGGGAATTTCAAAGTCGCCAATTTCTTCGGCTCTAACAAGGTCGAAACCTTCTCTTAACCTAGAACTGACGTTCTTTTTATCTTCCTGTCCAACGATTTCGGCTCTTATCCACCTGTATTCGTAACCTTCAGGTGCAGGTGGCGCGTCCAACATTGATGGGAGTCGCCAGGGTTTGCGAGCATCACTTTTAGCTCGAGTTTCGGCAGAACGTGAAGTTCTGTTATTTGTTGATGCTTTCGCATCTGTATTCGTATCTTTATTCATAATAATTTTTTACCTTCTGATATGTTTTGCATATTCTTTCAGAGGCACATTTAAACGCCTCGCCATTTCAACTTCACTCTTAGTAAGTTTTACTTGTCTTTTATTACCAGAGCTTTCACTTCGACCTGCAGGTGCAACTGTTTGCTGCATCTTTTTTGCCTTCGTTGTTGTTCCTGCTACTTCATTGAACTTATGCGGAAACTCATTGCGAATACGTTTATCAAGCTCAGAATAGTACATAGGATCGCTTGCGTCAATTCCTTCCTCATTAGTTAATATATCGTGAATAGTAAAAGCAGCAGTTGTCATTACTTTATCTTCGCCAAACCATTGATTTTTGTTAGCCCATTCTTCTGCTTTTGGATCTACTTGTTGTTTTGGCGGTTGTTGATTAAGTTGTTGGGTTTGCGGTGCTTGTGGTGCTGACTCTACGGTGATTTTGCTTGTAGCCAACTTACTTTCTTCTATATTAATCTTATCAAGTATATCTTGCGCTTTTGTAACTTTATCCCAATCTTGATCTTGATAAGCTGATTTTAAGACTGCGTTAGCTTGCGCACGTTGAGATTTAAGTCTACTTTCAGCTTCAGTTTCATAATTATTTTTAAGCTGAGTGCTACTTTGTTTTAACTGTTCATTTTCTGCTTGTAAATTTTTAGCGTATTCATAAGCAGAATTAGCAGCCCTTTCTTGTTCTCTCATTTTTTTTGTGAGGGTAGCAATTCTTTTTTGCACGTTCTTAGAATAGTCTTCTAGCTCGTCTTCTTCTTTATCTTTTGCAGATTCTTCTGCCGATATGTCATCTATCGGTGCAGATTCTGCATAAGAATCTTGACTAACCTCTTCATCCAGTTCAACAACCTCGGTAGGCTCTTGTACTGATTCTTCGGTAGCTTCTACTTTTTCAGCATCTTGCATGATGTCTCCTTACAATTAGACACTAACAATATCGTCAGGGTCGTCTATAGTTGCGATAACTTCGTCATCGTTGATGATACGGCACTCTGCATTGTCACCAAGTTTGAACCTAGCACCTGCATATCTACCAATTAGTACCCATTGTTTTTCTTTGGCCCAAGGGGTATCGCCAAATTTATCTTTATCTGAATAGCAAAGTGGCCCACATTTAAGAACATAAGCAACAACAGTTGCTAAAGATTCTCTATCTATAGTTTCTTTTGCCAACATAATACCGCCTTTTGTAACGGCTTTGCCTCTATATGGAAGAATTAGCATGCGCCAACCTGTAGGGTTTGGCATACGTTCTAATAGAGATTTATCTAGTAATGTAGGGTCTAGCACCCTTTCTTCTGGTTTTACAAAAGCATCGTCAACTGGCGATCCATTTTCGTCCCAACCAGGGTCTTTCTTATTTTCCTTCTCAATCTCGCTTGCGATATGGTCAGGTACTACTACTCCTGTCATCGTTTTCACCTATTCTTTTAAGCAATTCTCTTACTTCAAGTTCTACGTCATCGAGAGAATTGTAACGACCACGTAGATAATGATACTCTTCAAAATCTTTTGTACCGTTTAAAATCAAACTTTGTAAATCTGATTTCTTTTCAGTAATTAATTTTAATAGGAGTGAAGCTAATGCGTCATCCATTAGTAAACACCAGAAAACTTACCACCAAACTCGGCAGC